GAAATAGGCAATCAATATATCGACCCTGAATCAACTAAAAATGACTATTACTCTGAAATAATAAACTACCAAGCATTCGACATACCTATTTTTATAAAGGATCATAACGGACAATATTTAGAAGAAATTCCAGATTCACGTAAAAGCAATTATTGGAGAGATGCTGTACGTATCATAACCAAAGAGGTATATGATAAAATATTGTCATTATCCAATATCAATTACAACATAGATAACGTTGAAACAGAATTCACAACTACCATTACTGAAGGCAAAACGAAAAAGATTTATTCAACCAAATATGAAAGAAATCCAAAGTTACGCCAACAAGCCTTAGACATTCATGGTTATTCATGCTCTATATGTGGATTCAATTTCCTTGAAAGATATGGTGAAATTGGACGTGGTTTTATTCATGTACATCATGTTAATCCACTCTCCCAGACAGGTGAACAAATTGTTGATCCGAAAACTGATCTAGTTCCTGTATGTCCCAATTGTCACAGTATGATTCATAGGGATAAAAATCACATTCTAACGATTGAAGAATTGAAACTAATATTCAATATGAATTGAAAAGTAGATTAGCTATATTTGCACCGTTATACGTTAATTGGTAGTTTCATAAAGCACATCCACATAGTCTTGCCATGTCTTCCGGTGGTGTGACCGAACAACGGCTGCCGTCCGATGGCTTTCAACACTTCTCTAACCGTTATCTGGTCTTCATTCCATTTGAAAATGAGAACGCCGTAATCTTCAAGTACTCGAAAGCATTCATCAATTCCTTTTTTTATCACCCTTGGCCAATCTTCGGGAAGTTTACCGTACTTCTTGACCAACCAACTATTTTTGCCAGCCTTTAGAAGATGGGGAGGGTCAAAGACTACCAGCTTAAAGGATTCATCCAAGAATGGCATATCGGTAAAGTCAGATACAATATCCGGATGAACTTTCAGACTTCGACCATCACAAAGAGTATGCTCTTCATCTCTAATGTCAGCGAACAAGGTCAAAGGATTATTCTTGTCGAACCAAAACATCCGGCTACCGCAACAGGCATCTAATATGATTTTCGTTTCACTCATTTTTGTATTGTTATTAGCCATATACTTCTCTAACTTTCTCAATCCAATCCAAATAAGCCTGCCTTGCCTTTTGTTTAGCACACTGCTCCATAGAATCGGTAATGACATCGCCATTCTCTTCCATTTCCTCACAAAAATGATCTACCCAACTAAACGGGTCATACTCAATAAATTCTTCTGTTCTACAAAACGGACAAGGAACATCCTCTCCCTTATCATAAAGATTACCATTCTCATCACAGTAATCTAAATCCTGTAATTTACCATCGACACAACATGCGTCTGGATAGCTTGCGCCCCAATATGGGAATTGAGGACACGGTTTATTGTTTTCACTCATATCTACTTAGTTATTCATTAAACTTCGGTATTGGCATCCAATGGGTAATATACCCCAAAGATGAATCAGGTAAGAATATTCGATGTTCGGATTCCCAATGCCCATTTCCATAATATACCCCAACAAAGTATCCTTTATGGAGATCTTTACATTCTACAGTGAAGAACACACCTGTATCTACCTCCGGTAACCGTTCCTTTACACTTATCCAAGGGGATTGCTTTTTCTGCCACTCAACACCAGATGCAAAAACTTTACGCATATATATTTCAATCACATGCGGCTGATTGATGCGATTTGCTAATTGAGTTACTAATGATTTAAAATTCATTCCTTTATTGTTATTCGTTAAACTTTGGTATTGGCATCCAATGTGTTATCTCTGCATCCAATATCTGACCTTGTATATTGTAATAATGAATTCCGGAATATTCAGCAACTTCTAAGTCATACATTCCACCGTTTCCGTATCTCAATAGTAGCGGTATGTCCATTGGCGGAGTTTCTTGCACACTTATCCACGGAGATTGCTTTGCCTTCCATTCAGCACCTTTTCGAAACATATTTAGCATTGCATTATAATTGTAAAGTAACTCTGTGAAACCGCCTCTATCTCCAACAACCGCATAACTTGATATAAGCTCTTGTTTAGCTGCTTCTTCTAATGTCTGTTTCATATCTGATTTGATTATATCAATTAGTCTACTCTCATTATTAATGTAAATAATCGCATTGGATACCATGTTAGAACTTCTTTATCGTTTCTAATCCAATATCCGTCAACTGACTCATCTCCCCAGTATTCACGCCCTATTGTTATGTCATATGCGCAAGGGGTGTCTATGCATTTAACCTTCACTCGTCTCATTTCTAAATTGTTTATAATGCTAATTTTGGTTCTCGCATAACGTTTGATACACGTTCACAGGCTGTATTGTAATGCTTTCCTAAATTCTCAAAGCCAATAAAATGTCTATTAGTATTTATACAGGCTACCGCAGTGGTACCACTTCCAATACAATTATCCAGGACGGTTTCACCATCATTGGTGTAAGTTAGAACCAAGTACTCCAAAAGTTTCAACGGCTTTTGGTTGGGATGAAGTGAAGAGTTCTGTGTATCTGTCTTAAAGACTTGTATACTACGCGGATACCTTTCTGTTGAATCATAGTAGTAATCTTGATTCATTGTCCCATACACTTCCGTCTGACATTTTTTTGATCTGAAAGTTTTCTTTCTTTCATGGGAGAATGTCTTTTGAGGATTATAAGTACATTGTTTTTTATAAAATACACTTATAAGTTCATGATTCCGCATTGGTTGTTTTTTGGCATTAAGAAAGCCAACCCCTTTCACTTTATCCCATACCCAGTCATATTTATACCACTCAATATTACTTAGCCTTAAATAGCTGGAAAAAGGTTCTGCACCAAACAATACAATAGCCCCATTGTCTTTAATGATACGTTTATATTGCTCCCATAGAGGTTCGAAAGGTATTATCACATCCCAACTACATTGTGTGGTTCCATACGGTAGATCGCATATTATAGCATCAATGCTTTTATCAGGAATACGTTTCATTCCTTCAAGACAGTCTTCATTATAGATTTTATCTATCATAACTATTTTGGGGTATTATCAAAGACATGCGCAAACACGCTCTTTTCATCCGACAGCTCCAGACCGAGCTGTGATGGAAAACACTTGATGTAATTGTAGAATTCAAAGATTTTCTTGTCATCATCTCCGCACCGATCTACTAACAATCGGATGAAGGCAAGAAGACAATCAGAGTCATTGCCAAAATTCTCCTGTGTGGAGAATTGAGTTTTATCTACGTCCTGTTTTAATTTCCGGATCGCTGCTATCGCTGTATTGAAGTTACGTTTTGCATCGTAACGTAGTTCGTAGCCTTGTTTTCCCATTTCGCTTCTCAAATCATATAGAAGCGTTTCAACTACATCAACCAGTACATACGTCAGGTTGAGAGTAGTATTAAGATTTGTTGTTCCTATTAGCATGATTTATAATACATTTTTCAATTCCACTTATGCGCCATGACTTTCTCAATGGCTGCTTTTTTTTTGAATACAATTGGCATCCCTTACACATAGACTTTAAGTGACGACCGTCATAATGAATACCGTTACAGATTAATGAATAGCCTTGAAGTTTCATTGGATAGTTTATCTTCTTGATTTTCCTTTAATTTCAATTACATTGAACATCTCTTTCACGCGGTCAGCGATGTAATCACCATATTTGCTTTCGAACTCTATATCTGGATTGAGATTAGTTGTAGCAAGTGTTATAAACTCACGCCTAACTTCATAGCGAAGTTGGAGGATAATCTGTACTACATTGATTCCGGTACCATAGTGTTTTGCATCCATTGGCTCACGTCCTAGTTCGTCAATTGCTAAATGACACATGCAATTTCGATCAGTATATTGAGCCATACCACTCATACCTTTTTCGGCATATAGTAAAGCTATCTCTGCCGCACTGGTAAGTTTGAACCCCATTACATTATCAGCTCCGTAACAATATTGATTTATCTTTCCGTAGTAACGTTGAAGCCCCTTTAGTAATGCAGATTTTCCTACTCCAATAGGTCCCCAGAATAATAACCCCTTGTTTGGATCGAATAAACCGTGTTTACCCCAAACCCATTTGTATAGTTCGGATAACAGGACCTTGTTTCTATCATCAACCACAAACAAGGGTTCTGCCTCCTGCATGGATTCTATGAGTTTGATCTTCCAGAATCTATCAGTTTCAGATTCCTTCCAGTCAATAGGATTTCCTTTAATGTGAAACCTAGTCGAAGGAGATTGATTTGATTCCTGCTGACTTAGGGATATCGCTGGAATCAGTTCCCCGATTTTGTTGATTGTTTCCATTTCTTGCTTGAGCTACAATTTCATTATATTTTGAATTTAGATTAGTTACGCTGAAATTCTCGAATATCCACCCTTCTTTGACTGAGGATAGGAATTTTTCAAGAGCGTACAACATAGAGTCATCATCAACGGGCATCTTTTTCTGTGTCCGTGAGAATGTTATCTTTTGGAGCAACTTAGTCATTGCTCCAGCATCTTTGGCAGTCCAGTAGTAATCAGTGAAGAACACAGTTTTAACATAATTTTCAAAAAGAGAGCGAGCCTTAGAATTTATTTCCTTAGGCTCGCTCTTCTTCCTCCTACCTCCCCCTTTTAAAGGGGGTGAGGGGGTAGTATTATTCTTTCTCTTTACTTTTACTTTACTTTGTGTACTTCCGGTGTCATTAACTTCGTTTCTGACATCAGAAATTGAGTTTTTGACATCCGAAACTAAATATTCTACTATGTATTCTATTTCTTCCCGTTTATATACAGCCGCCTTAAACCGACTTTGTATTCCATTTGATGTTAGTATTTTATGCTTCTCATATAACTCTTGGTCGAAAAAACCAACCTGCAATGCTTTTAATATAACTTCCTTTACCGAACCCTCGGAAACCCCAACTGTGTCAGCGATAACAAAAGGTAAATCTTCGTCCCACATAATATAATACCCTTTATCTTTATAGATATTACACAGCAGGCAAATAAGGATGGAAGTAGATTGGGAACCGCACGCACGAGATATCTTCCGAATCTTTACATCTGAGAAAAAGTCAACATCAAATGAAAAATAGTCAATACCTTGTTTAACAGGTCTTGCCATATTTCACTATTTTACAAAGAGTCATTCTGCTTTTGAATTGATTTCAACTTAACTCTCCTTTCTGTCAGAAGTTTAAATTCATTCTCTCTAATAATACAATTTTCATTCCCTGTAATTCTTAGTATTGCTTCATCATCTCCAGATGACAATAACACATCTATATTTTCCAAAAGAGAATAAACTTCAAACATCGTAATTCCACGACTTTTAATATATTCTATTCGCTCAAGAATATTTTCAATCGTCGAGTGTTCTCTAGAATGGCAATCCTCGCAAAGGGTCATTAATTCCCAATCTTCATAATCCCAGATATCTCTATTCTTATGATAATGCAAGTGATGCACATTAAGCATAGTGTCTTTATCTCCACATATTTGGCAAGTAAAATCGTCTTTTTGCATTATCTCAAGACGTCTTTTTTGCCACTTCGGATGCTTGATCTGTTCTTTGTATGTCATAATTTTAAATTTTAAGTTTCCCAAATATATGAATTATTATTGAAAACTTTCATTCTCTTTAGTTTGGAGATTAATTGGTAGCTGTTCATTTCGCTTTATAATAGATGCACATTACTTTTCTTACATTACAATTAGGTTGAGGTACATAGGTCTTAGTAGCCGGACAAAGATAGTTGTAGGAATCATGAGGAATACCGTGAACACACTTTGTACAATCCGGGAACCGTATGATTTTCGGAGGTGGTGATTTCTTTGCCATAATTAAAACCTTATGTTAGTTAATTGTCTGCCTTTAGAAAAAACTGCCCATTTGCCGTTACCACCGTCAACAAGCCGTAAATCAGACACCTCACCGAATCGCTTGATATTGCCACATAAATCGACAAACCACCCAGTTTCTTTTGACGGGTGTGGACGTATTGCCCGGCCTACTATCTGATAATACATTGCAAGCGACATTGTAGGACGTGCCATGACAATAGTATCAAGCTCAGGATAGTCGAAACCTGTAGTTAGTACCCCGACGTTGGCAACTACCGGTATTTCTCCGGCTTTAAACTGCCTAAGTATCATTTCACGGGTGGACTTTGGAGTATCACCGGAAACAATAGCACAACCAGGTATTGACATCGTTAACCGCTCAGCTTCCTTTAAGAACCGTGTAAAGACTAAGATGCCTTTCCGTTTCCCTCCCTGTATTGGATTCATCAACCTTTGGACGATGTGAACCAGGTATCCATAGAAGTCAATTCGTTCGTATTCTCGTTGAACTGACTTATCAGTGTAGTCGGCACCGGTAGTATTAGTTTTCAAATTGAGTTCATTCCAGCCGATGGGATTCATCGGATAGTAGTTTAATTTCGCCAAGTATCCCATATCCAAAAGAGTAGACACCTGAACGTAATAAATTACCTCTTTGAATATTGCAGGTTTGGTTCGGGTGATGAACTTTAGCATAGAGCCGAAATCCTGAGAAGAACTCAATCTGTAAGGAGTGGCAGTTAATCCCAGAACCTTACAGTTTAAGATAGATAGAAAGTCCTTATACATTCCCTCTTTAGGATTAACCAAGTGGCATTCATCTATTATCACGTTCTTAAAATGACCGAATAGTTCGGGATGTCCTTTAACTGATCCGATGGTGGCGAACGTTATCCTTGAAATCTCTTTCGAGTTGAAAGAGGCTGAATAAATAGAACAATCAAGAATACCATATGAGCATAGCTTTTTGAAATTTTGCTCTAAAATTTCTTTGCTGGGCTGAAACACTAAGGTGTGCCCGTCAATCCGTGACGCAATATCAGCTATTATGAGGGACTTACCACTTCCGGTAGGCAACACCATGATAGCGTTGGTTTTCTTCTTTGTGTCTTGAAAGAAGGTTGCTGCGGCATCAGAGGCTTTCTGTTGATAATCACGCAAGACAAAACTCATATTCCTTTCTCCTTTCTAAGTTTCTTATTAAGTGCTTTGTAATACTTGATTAGTTGTTCGTACTCAAAATCGGTCATCTTAAAAGTACCAGCAGCTTTCATTTTCAGTAAGTCAAATCTCTGTTGCCCGATTTTGGCTATCAGATTTACCCGATAGCCCTCCAAATGGTCCGCTTTGAAGCGGTTACAGTGACGGCATTCAGCATGGCAATTATCTTCATCGAACCGTGTTGCCAAATGCGTGCGGCTGAAATAATGACCGTTATCCGCCTGTTCAAGCGGTTTTATTTGCCCGCAACTGATACAGCGGAAATACCCGTTTGGCATACAATCACGAAGCCGGATGAAAAGGGAAAACTCCTTGTCGAGTTTAGCTTTCAAATCCGGCTTCTTCTTTACTGTTATCCCAGCTTTATCAAACAACGGTAAAGGCTTGTCTTTCTTCTTAGCCTTAGTTCTTTTTATGTAGTATGGCATATCATTTGTCTTTTAATTCAACTCCCAAGCATAATACTTTGTCAGACACACCTATATCGTCAAATTCTAGTTCTGGATATTGAGTTTCGTATGGATAAGGATATATTCGACCATACTTGTTATACAACTCTTTTATTTCATCATCCGATAATTTGCGCCTGATTCTCATTTCTATTTCGTAATCGTCAGAAAGATTTTCAATAACCTTTCTAAGCTGACCTACTGTTTTGATTTTATCTATTGCCATAATCTTTTTAATTAAAAGCCCCGAAGCGTATTCTCCGGGGCACAACTATTATTTATACCCGTGCCATTGATGTGTGGCTCACATTATTCCATCGGGCACACTATCTGCATGCGCATTACAGAAATATCCATTTGCAACTGAATACTTTCATGTTCTCTTTCCAACATAGTTTTGTGGAAATGGATGGATTTGAACCACCGACCTCCGCTTGTGGTGCTCTCCCATTAAGCTAAGAATCAACTTGAGAGAATCGAACTCTCAACCTTCCACCACACACGGCGCTCTATCCACTGAGCTACATTCCCTTGTTTGCCCATCATATCTTCACAGACCGGACGGACAGGTTAACAAAGTTATTTCGTCTCAACGTAAGCCATTGAAAACTCTTGAGGAATGAATCGACCGACAGGGATAGGTTTAGCAGATTCAACCATAGCGTGAATTTCCTCTTTGTCATATTCGCGTCCGGCTATTCTTGCTTCTTCCTCTCTTTTATCTTGCTCTTTTTTCAAGTAGTCTGTAATCAGCATCATAGCTCTATCAACGTTGAAGGTGTGGACTACAAACGTATAAGTTGACTCTCTGCCGCCATTTCCAAAAACGATTCTTGATTCAATCTGGTAGAACTTCTTTTCATCCGGCTTTTCATCTTCTTCATTGTCACCTTCTACGCTCAATTCGCTTTCTTCCCAATCGAGTGGCAAAGTATCAAGTTTGCGTTCTTTCAATGTGTCGGTAAGAATAATGCAAGAATCAAACTCTTTCACCATCACAATGGTAAAGCCGAATGAGTAATTAAGTTCTATGTAGTCTTTGAGGATAAGTAAGGCAGAATCAAGCGTACTTGCATAGAATAGAAACTTATGCTTTTTATCTTTGATTTCTGCTTGGGCAATATACGGATGAAGGTAGGTGCTTGGCTGTTCTTGAGCGATACGCTTTTGGTTACTTACTTCGACTTCTATAATACCGTCAGCTTCCATGCTAAAACGAATCTGCGCCAATCGGTCTTGGTCGATTAAATCGCCGCGCTCAAAAAGAATTTCGTTACGTTCTATACTAACTGTCTCTCCGGTGTCTTCATCTACAAAATCTTCTATCCATGTTTTCAGGACACGTTTTGCAAGATACATATTGAGCATCTTGCGAGGGTCGGATGTTACATACCGTTCCTCGGTTTTTCTTGTTTCTATCATATTACTTGTACTTCTTAATTGTGGATAAGATATCATCTATTGGCAGAGCTAAAGCCGTTTTTCCTTCTTCTTCATACTCTGCCATGAACTCGTATGCATCCGGGAAGTTCTCTTTAACCCGCTTGAAGGTTCGGAGAGACAGAAGCGCAGACACAACCGAATTAAACATCTTGTCTTTTTCGTTCTTCGCTTTCTCTATCTTCATTCTTAGCTTTTCTATCTGCTCAATAGTAGAAGCATCTGAACTGACATGAGGATACCAATTTGTAGGAGCAGGGAAATAAGAAGTATCATCAATCCTTACTTCATGGGAGCCATCATGTAGGGTAACGCAATGAGCTGTTTGAAAATACTTTTTATACCTGCTATAGCAATCGGCTATTTCCTTTGGAATCGACTTGCTAATAGCTTCATCAGCAATACTAACTCTTTCTTTTATAAGAGCGTTTATCTTCTCTGTAATCGGAAGCACCATCTTTGTAGCAACTTCTTCCGCTAATGCTTTTGTAATGTTCATAATTAAATAAATTCTTTATTACGTTCTATTTCTTGCTGGGCGTATATCAACATCTGTTGCTCATTGGCAGCAGGTAGGTATATGCTTGCGACTGATATACTCCAATTTCTAAAGCGGTCAATAGAGAGTGTCATTTCACCTGTTGATAGTTCAGCAGAACTACGCAGGTAGGTTACTTCCTTTCCAACCTTATTGACTGTCTTTCGTTCAAATAAATCACGGTTGCAAGTCCTCTTGTAGAAGTCTACTTTGGCTTCATCAAGGCTGCAACCGTATTCACTACCGAAATACCCTAAAAGTAAGTGTAAATAGCTATTCTGAGCCAGTGTACGATTAGGTAGCTTCTTCTTCACCTCGACTACCGCACGCTCGGAAAATAGCTTATTTACATACTCCTTGAATTTTGGTATGTCGTATTCGTTTTTAAGATTGAACAACATCTAACCCAAAGATTTTCTGATCGGTGATTAACTCTCTGTTTTCTTCCAGAAACCGGATAAACTCTTCACAATGATTAGTGAGAATCGGTATATCACGTTCTGGATTAAACACATAGGTTTCAGTATAACTGCCTACTGGGTAACCGACTTTATTGAACTCTACAATATTGTACTCAAATGTTCGTATGTCGTTACCGTTTTGCATTAAAGCGTAGGGGTAAACAAGGTGCTGAAAGTGATTTTTGAACTTTCCAACACTGTAACTACCTGTAGTCTTTATGTCGTGGACGGTGGTAGGCATCAGTTCGTCAATCAGACCATAAACCAATACGTTACCGAATGCAGTAGGTAGGATTGCTTCTACTCTTTGTTGAGTCAATGCACCTTTGAAGTAGTTGGCAAACTCAGTACATAGCGATACAGGGAAAGTAAATGTGCGGTTGTTATAGATAGCACGATACCACATATTGCTATTATCGTCTGTTACACGTTCTACCTCTATGTCTTTAGGTTTCCGGTTCTCTATGAGAGCATCTACCAGTTCATTAAAGCAAGTGCCTTTGTCTGCTGCTTCGCTATCGAACGGCTTGCGGTTGATCCGGTCTATCAGTTCATGAAACTGCAACTCGTGAAATTCTTCAGGGGTATGGGGAGGATTTTCACTCCATCCCCAGTACTTTTCCCAAACAATATCACTATTCAAATACCCCAAAAAAGAATCAAGGACAGTGGCATAGAAACGATACTTAGGCTGCTGGTTCATACTTCTTATCAGCGTTAAGTTTCAGATTAAGAGCCTTTGCCTTACTGTTTATGAGTTGAGCTGCCATAGCCTTAGAACTACCTACGTGATCGAAGCTGTCAATCTGGGCAATAAAGTTGTTTGCGGATTCAGCATCAGTAATAAGCTCTATCTGCTCTTTGATCTCTTCAATTACCTTTTCGTACTTCTCGGTTTCAGCTTTCTTTGCTGCCAACATAGTAAGATAAGGATTAATAACCCGTGAAGCTATGTAATCATTCTTTGCTATTGGTTTACCGCTCGCATCTATGATGGTAGGTACTTCCATAACAGAGGGAAGGTTACAAGTATTCTTACCATCATTTCTACTTGTCGGATCGAAAGTAATAGTACGTCTTTGGCGCCCATTCTCACTTTTCATCTCAAGATAGCCAAGCAAATCAAGCTCAGTAACAATTGAATTGTAAGACTTTTCACGCAAAGCAGGGATAAATACTGTATCATCACCCTCTTTGCGAGTATCACGGTGAGCGACAAAAATCACATTTTTATTGAGCGAAGAGAGAGTTCTTGTCATCCAAGAAAATTCAGCGTTGATACCTCCCCAATCTCTAATACTTGGCTGACGTGTACCACATTTATAAGTAATAATAAAGTCCATCATTTTACCGATGGTATCTATAACAATTGTCTGATAGCCGGATAAATCTTCTTGCAACACTTGTTGTACATCATTCCAAGAAGTTATCTGAACTGTGTCAATACCATCTAAATGTGCCATATTTACACGCTTTACACCGTTGTCGAAGTCCAACAATAAGGGCTTTGGCGCACTGAGGGCGACTGTTGTTTTACCCATACCTGCTTGACCGTACAACATCATCTTGATTGTCGTAGGTATTACTAATTCGTTTGCTTTCTTAATCAAGCTCATAATCGTTATTATTAAAAGGGTTAATAAATTATTTATATTCACTAATAATCTCTCTGACTTCAGCATTTGCCAAAGGAGAGAGATTCTTTGTCACATTACACTTTAAGGCTGCCGCTTCAAGCTCAAGTACAGATAGACGGCATTTTGAATTATTACCCTTTCCATAGTCTTTGTTTCTTTTCACTACACCAGCCTTAATCCATTCTTTGACCACTACTTCTCCGTACTTTCGTCCAGCTTCTCTTAGGGAGATGTATTTCGGTTCTTCGCCAAGTTCTATGCTTTTTTTCTTTTCTCCAATTTTAGAGACTCCATCTATAAGACGATCCAATACCTCACTTTGAATTGCGTATATCATGTTTCTAACCTCCTTATTCTTTCAATTTGTTCAACTCTTGATCTTCTAGATCTTCTCATATCACCCTGTTCGTGGTAAAGTGATAGAGAGAACACACATAGCAAACAGCAGGCAACCACCGCCCGACCAATCGGTGAAAAATCCATCGTGAACTTCGTACCGGCTATTCGTTCGTAAAGCATTGTAGCCAGTTCCCTGCCGTTTCTCACATGAAGGATGGTAAAAGCCATTTGCAGTTGATTATTTATTGTGCTAATTGCCCTGCACTTCATTGAGGCTATTTCCTTTTTTTCATACCCTTGTGCGTACATTCGTGCTGTAATCTCGCATTCAGGGGTAAGCTCCGTTAATACTCGTTCCATAATCGTGTAAGTTGAGTATTAGTAATTCCGGACCACGTCAATATATCCGGCTTCCCTGTTTGATATTACCGAGTATAAGGACTGTTCTTTTTCGATTATCCGGTCAATTCTTGCTAAGCGGTTAAGGTCCGCTGTACATCTGCGAAGCTGAACGAGTAACATATCACTAAAATCATAGCGTACATAATCCTCTTTCTTTTTTAGCTTCTTCTTGATTTGCTTTCTTTCTTCTAATTCCTTTGCCATAATAATTAAATTATTGATTAGTAAATAGTGGATGATAGAGGAATCGAACCTCTCTCAATCGTGATAATTGGTTGCGCAACATGAAGCTCTAACCGATAAGCTAATCATCCAATTAAAAAAGGCATACTATCTTCGCAGACCGTACACCTGTACAACACAAACACAAAATAAAACACGATAAAACAATAGTTTATATAGTTCTTTCTTTTAAATTCTTATCTTTATAATGCATGCGCGAGCATTTGATTTATCGCTTGAAAATTGCCGCTTTTCTAAGGTGAGTGCAGCGGCATTCACCTTTTTATTCCTTTCTATTATTTAGATTTGAGAATTACTTAACTGATTTTA